CTGTTTGTGTACACTTCATAGAATAAATATAAAAAAAATTACAATTCGTCTAATAAATTGTTCTCATCTAGTAAATTTGGTTCATTTTCTTCTTTCACGGCAGGTTTAAGACTTTCTGATATTATTTGTTTAGTCTTTATCTTTATGCCAGACATACTATCAATCAATTTTCCTATATCACGGTTTTCAAGTGATAGTGGAGAATTTCCTTTATGATTTGCCTTCGGTGAATTATTAACTTTCAAAGTATTTCCAACATCTTTCTTACCAATTGGATCCCTTCCGAATGGACTGTTATCTGTTCCGTAATCCAAATTTTTAGCAGGCCTACCTGCACCAGGCCATCCACCTTCAGGAACTTCGTTATCATTTATTACTTTTGCCCCACCACGAACTTGCATACTTGCAATATCATGTGGTGTTCCAAAGGATTCCTTTGTTACCGCAGGATCGTTTCCTTCATTTTCAATCTGTTTCTGACGGAATGCATGTTTAATATCTTCAAGAACTTCATTCTTTTCAAATTCTGCCTCGTCTTCAGAAAGATTGAATATGTTTGAATAAATATATTTCAATGAAAATAGTTTCTTTTCTACTAGTGTCCCCGCCAAGTCCACTTTTTCTTTCATAAGAGCAACCTTCTCTTGTTCATATATGATAGACGGACCAGTTAAACCCAATTCAAAGTTTACCAAATCTGCATTTTCATATCCTTGAGCATAAAGATGAACTATTGCAATTTTAGTTAATTCGGATATAACAATTCTCTGTATTCTTTCTATTGTTCTAGCAAAACGAATATCAAGAGCGGCAAGTGTTGCCTTTCCTTCTGTTCTTTCATCATAGCCCAAATAAGGTTTAGGGACTTTAAGTGCAGCAAAAATTTTACTTTTTAGATATTCAATATCCTGTATAGAATCGTATTGTAGTCCAGCGAGAGTTTCAATTGATGTTCCGGATTGTCCACCACGAACAGGAAGATAAAAGTCTTCCAAAAGATTTTGCATATTGAAACGAAGATTATAGTCACCAGTTTGTTCATTGATTACCGGTGTTTTTTTCATCTTGTTCATAAGATTATTCATGTACTGGTCAACTTCTGCCGGTGGTATATTACCAATATCAACTTTGAATATCCTTTTTTCTGGAGCACGCATGATACGATGTATCAACATAGCATCTTCCATAAGGACAAGTTGTTTGTAAAGTTTTCTAGCACCTTCCAACATAGATTTACCATAGGGTAAAAAATTGGTATCACCCAATAAACGAAAGTGTGCAATTTCATAATTTTGAAATTCACCTTTACCGAGAGGACCCTCATAAATAAATTTGGTCATGTAAATATGTTCTGGATCAGTTCCTTCTTCTCTTTGCATTTCGTATGGTGAAAATGGAACAACATTTGTAACGCCTAATTCATCTTTAACATCCATGTACAAATAAAAATCACCATATTTACAAAGATTACGAATCCAAGGCCAAAGATTATATTCTATGTTAAGAACATCATAAAAAAGGTTACGCAGTATTTTTCTTATATTATCATTATCAGTTCTAATGGTTAAAACATCACCCTGATCATTTTTCAATGTACTTTCGTCTGAATATATGTCAAGAGCGGATGAAATAATTGCATCCGTGTCCATTGCCTCATAATCAGTATAAAGATCTATTTTTGTTGCTGAAAACGAATTATATTGGTTGTATACCGATATTGGTGTTCCCTTTGTTCCATGCAATCTACCATATCTATCAACCACTTTTGATGTGTGTGGGTTTCCGTCAGCTTGATAACGGGCAGTATCTACAACTTTTAATTTTTTACCACCAACATTCCTAACAACAACATTGGTTGAAAAAAGAGTTTTAAGTCTATCAAATAATGATTTCTTTTGTGCCATTTGTCACCTGTTTTCTATAATGTAAACTTAATATAAATATGTGGGAAAAATACCAAACACTTATTTTATCAACCAAGTTAAATCTTCATTGTGCCCATTTACAGTCATATTCCATCCATTTGAATCATCACCATATTGATATGATGGTTTAATGGGTGTTGTTGATTTCCCCATATAATCCAAACTCATTCTTGTCTTCATCAAACCCTCTTGACGAAGTTTTAGTGCAGTATCTCTAACCCAAAGTCCTATGGAGAATGACATAACCAAGTCATCATTATATCCTTGTTGTGCTTCTGCCTTTGAACCATTCCAAACAAACACATATAGTTCCTGTATCAATCTTGCGGATTTTATTATAGGAGCCCTTTCACGAAAATATGTTTCCAACTTTGAAATGAGTAGTGGTCTTGTTTTAGCACTTGTAGTAAATCCAGGAACCATTTGTGATTTATCTTTTAAGTCATATCCTCTTGGTATATGAACGGATGGATCAGTATACCCATCTTCTTTGTATGTATAATAAAGATTAGGATAACCTCTATCAATAATTTGTTGAATTACTGCCCATCCAATGTTAGCATTTTCAACTACAAGAAGAGCATCGTTGTATTCTGTTCCAACTGATACCAACATATTACCATAAGTTTTTGTATCAAGTTTACCCTTATATTCTGCAACTTGTTCCATGTTTTCAACATCAATGACATGAAATGCTGAATTATCATTTCCATCACCACGAGCAACATCGGCAATAACCATATATGTTTTATTTGGATCCGGATAATCCCAAATCCAATAAGCATCTTCTGCCCCACGCTTTTCTTTAGGTTCACATACATAAGTCTGTTCATACCATTGGACAAGTTCACCGTCAATAACAGCACGACCAGATGCAAGAAAGTTCCCATCACATTCTTGTTTTGCCATATCAGGACCCAATAGTATGTCTTGTTCATCACGCCATTTTTGGTCACGGTCTGGATGAACTTGCCACAATAATTCTATTGGATTGAATGCACTTTCTTTTGTTATCGCCTTTGACCATTGTTTGTGGTAGAAGTTACCAACACCATTTGGTGTAGAGTTAATGATAGCAGTTCCACCAGTAGCAAGTGTTTGTTGTGCGGATGCCCATATTCTATCTATGTCATCAATAAAGGCGGCCTCGTCTATAATAAGAAGTGAGAGTGCTTCAGAACGAGCAGAATCAGCGGCAGCAGAAACTGCTTTAATTTGTGAGCCGTTCTTAAATCGAAGTGAAAGTTTGTTATCTTCTTGAACACCGGTCTTTAACCAACTTGGCATATTATCATACATAACACGAACTTTTGTTACCAAGTTTTTAGCAGTTTCTTGTTTAGTAGCAATAACAAGAATGTTTTTATCTTGATTGAATAACATCAACCAAAGTGAATAACCTGCGATAAGTGTAGATATGCCCAACTGACGAGACTTTAATACAATGTTCCATCTATTATTATTAAATTCTTTTAGAACATCTTCCTGAAATGGGTATAGTTCAAAAAGAATTTTGCCACGAGTTGGGTGTTGAATCTTAGCATACCGTTTCATAAAGTATACTGGATTGGAAGCACACTTTGAGTATTCTTCTTTGATAATATCTTTTAAGTTTTTACTCATTGCACCGCAAACATTATTCCAAGAACAGTTCCAACGCCGCTAAAAAACCAAAGAAATTTGTTATCATACCAACGAGGTTGTAATTCTTCATTTATTTTTTCAAGTTCTACATTTCTTTTTTTACAGGCATCAATCACTTGATCACGATTATTCAATTGTTTCAAAAATGTTTCAGTTCTGGATTGGTATAAATCTATAACCGTGTCTTGAGCATTTACAACAGAAACAAGATAATCATTTGAATCGCGTAATGTTTGGATTTTGGTTGCCAATTTTGTTATTTGTTCTTTATTAAAGCAATATACTGCATCTTTATCGGATGCAAATATAGAAATAGATGAAAACAATAACATAAAAACATATTTCATATCATTCACCTAAAAATTTATTAACAAAATTATATGCATCATTTGGGGTTTTTGGTGGTGATTTTTTTCTTCGATTAAAAGATGATTTTACTTCTGCTAAATTATCTTTCTTTATATCAAGAATTGAATCCTGTTCGTCTGCTTTCTTTTTAAGTTCGATATAATCATATTCATATTTTTCTATCAATGCCTCAAGACTATCTGCAGTTTTTTTTGATTTTCGTATTTGTTCTTTTGAACGGTCATTGTCATATAGAACATATAAGAATAGGATAGAAAATAAAACAAGTGCAAACATTTTTATGTAATAGTAAATGTTTTGCCTAAAAGTGTAATCCATAATTAACCTTTTGTAAATGTTGAAACCATTTTTGCCTTACCACGACCTGTTGCTCCCCTTTTTCTTTTTCGTGATACTGCACTTCTTTTTTGTTTTGATGACATAGAAGCGGCTTTTGATGCAGGAACACATTTAGGATATGCCCGTTTTCCACCTTTTCTAGCTTTACTCCCAGCAGAAGCGCCGCAAGGTGGATGTCCACCTCCCTTTTTCTTACGAGAAATGTCTACCCATTTTTCTCTAAACCAACCGGTCAAACCACCGCTGGACTTTTTTCCTTCAATGATGACTGACCGCAGGTATTCGCGGATTATTTCTCTTACTATATTTTCTGTACATATATTCATACACATAAATATGTTTGAAAATTAAATTACACCAGTCCAAGGCAATGTTATTGCGGATCCGTTTGAAGTTACTCCGGTTATAGTTCCGGCGATTGTTCTGTGAAATGTCATCAATGTTGTAGTTATTGCATTTAAGTGTGCATCTTGATTGCCAAGAACAAACGAATAAAATAAATTGCCACCGAGAGGACTTGGTGTTCCTGGAACAGTAACCACCGGACCCTTAACAGTTGCAGTCATAGTTGGTTTATATGGTAACGGAACAAATTTTGCTGATGCCCAATATCCCATAAAACCAATTGCCATTAAATTGTATGCAGATAAATTTACATTTCTAGTGCTATCTGCAAAATTTGCATCCAAAGCATTGTTGATAGAAGTCTGTAAAAAGGCAGTATCTCCGCTTATTAGTTTTGCACCCCATATGGTTCCAGTAAAACCAACAGTAGATAATTCATATGCTTTTGCCATTATTTCTGAAAATACCTGGCGATTAGCAACAGCATTAGACTGTAGCAAATCTCGCATAACAGTTTTGTAAATTTCTACATTCATATATTAAGTTTTATCTATTGCACCCTTACCCGAACTTGGCCATCCGAAACGGCATGACCAATAACGGGCTTTGTGTCTTGGTCCAGGAGATTGACAATTATGACGAGCACGAAAAGATTTTCTACGAGAAGCATTGCTCTTTTTAATTTTCATTGTTTTTTTTCCACCTTCACCTTTATGGCCAAAGTTTACTTTAACAACATTACCATTAGGTTTTTTAACATAAACGGAAAACTTTTTTGGACCACCTGGAGTTCTGAATGGTTTACCTAAACTAACTTTTCTTCCACGATATTCGGCTTCATTCATCATATTTGGCTCACTTTCTTGTAAACGAAAATGTAGTTCAGTTATTTTACCACATGGATTTGTGGCATAACCTTCCAACTGATATGTTGGTCTTTCTATTATTTCCTTCACATTGCGAAAACCACCGCCGGCAGCTTTATATGCCTTTACAAGAGCACCGGATGCATATGCACTTGGCCATACTTTATATTTTTTCTTTATTCTTGATTTGATTTGAGAATAAAGTTTTTTTTTTGTAGGAACTGCCCGCTCAATAATAACCGACTTCATAAATTTCTCCGATTTCTTTTTGGTGGTTCATCAATAATATCTTGTTCATCGTAATTCGATTGGTATTCATCACGATTTATCCTTCTGAATTTTCCAGAAAATTGTTCAGAAGCAACTGAAAATAGACTGCCAACTACTATGTAAAGAAATCCATCAAATATAAACTGTTCTATTTTCTTTTCATAAAAGGTTGATAATACTGCCATAAATATCATAACAAGGAAAGAAAAGAACATCATTACTCTTTTTGATGAAATTTCACCACCTATTCCCCTCAATGTTTCTGACATAGGATTATGTTTCTTCACTCCTTTCTCCTAAATCCCTTTCCAATTTTTCAATGAAATTTTTTCTAAATTCTGCAAATTCATTTTCAATTTTTTCTAACATTTCTTCTTTGTTAAAAGGCGTTTTCCATTTTTCATTATCACCGAAGTCATTTGTAAATTCCATTCTTGATAATTCACTTGCAATTACATCTTTATCACGTTCTGCCTCTGCTAACCAAGCAAGAGCGTTTTGTTTAACTTTTCTTTTTTCGTATTCATCCCATTTTCCTTCAAGACGAATTTTGTGTTCCATATCAATCACACAATCAAAACACATACCATGTATTCTTTTCATTTTCTGATCCATTTTTTTAGGCATACCACAGGTGCATGTTTCTTTTGGACAATTTGGAAATGTATTCAGATATTGATGTAGTTCTTGCTGCCACTCTTTACCAAGTTTTATTTTATATCCATTTCTCTGTTCCCATTCGTTTCCGTCTTCATCAAACCATTTATCACCAATTGGTCTTGATTTATTTATTTCTTTGTTTTCTTCTGTGTAACCAACTTGAACTTTTTGCTGACTATCGTGTTGTCCCGCTAAAAGTTTTTTAACATCATTAAGACTTTCGATTTTAATATCCATAACATAACCTTTTACTTTATTATTTCGTTGTAAACTTTATTCCAAAATTTTCTCGTTATCATATGTAATGGTCTTAAACCATTTTTATCTTTTTTACTTTCTTTCATTTTACCACGTTTTGTATTGAATTTGGAAACAACCATATTGAATATCTCAACATCAAACCAACCAAATATAGAAATGAAACGAGATTTTAATTCAGATAACTTGGCAGAACGGTCAGCTAAAGCAGCAAAAATTGTTTTTGAACCCATTTCGCCAAATGATGGGATGTCATATCGAACATGATTTACTATCATGTAATATACATAAGGGTTCTGAATATCTTTGTATGGCAAATGACTACTACCATTCCACTTCATCAATCTTTTGTAATCTTTTAATTTAGACACATCATCTTTATCCACAGCATAAATTACAACCGTTGCATCCCCATCAAATTGTTCTATAACATTTGTTGCATGAAATGGTGTGTTTGACTTTTGAATATGTTTAACATTATGACGACGCATGATTGCAAACTTTTCGTCATAGGTTAATGGTTTTTCTATTGGATCTGTAATATCATTTGTTACAATTATTACATTGTCTTTATCAAACTTACGGCAAATTCTTTCATATTCCTCACGGTGATAAATTGCCATTGGTTGAAATTTACCAGGATAAATTACAAGAATGTCCTTGTCCACTAATTCATTTTCATTGAATATGGCAAGGTTCATTTCTTTTATCAATTTAAGAATTTTATCGTTCATATGTTATATTGATTTTATTCATCATAGTATAGAAAATACATTGGATTTGTGTAGTGTACTAACTATAAA